CTGTATGGCATAGTACCTCCCTATTAATTTATTTAACTGCTGCGTTCTTTTCCGGGGCCGTCTTTTTTTCTTTAGCTTCTGCGGCCTCGAATTTGTTTATCCAAAAATTAACTTCCTGGATCGCACCGCTAACAGCGTTTGCGTTTGCTACTAGTTGAATCTTTTTTTTATCAACACTTTGAATGTCTTCTGCCGCTTTAGCGTACTCGGCTTCTAAGTCTTCTCTGTGTTTAATTAGGTCTTGGCTTGTCATATTCTAGTCCTTTAACCTTTAGCTTAGGTCATTGTGATAGTTTCTGATGCCGAACCTGCGGCATTAGTAAAGACGATAGTGTCGCCGCTTACTGTTAACTTGGTTCCGTTTGAAAACACGATCTCGTTAGTGATTGTGGCTCCGTTCATATCAAGCCCGTTGGTAAAGCCTGTGTTGGCTCCGGTGTCGCTTACAAGAATTGCCGAATTCACTGTGCCGGCTACTGAGTCATTGATATTTCTAACTCTGATACCAAATTCAAGAGTGGCGATTATGGCTTCGTTCTTCATAACAACGTCGATTCCGCCGAAGACATCTGAAACGGTTCCGTAGTTTTCAGGTACAACTGTTAGTCCGGTTAGGGTTGCTACGGTTGCTCCTGATTTATTTTGACATCCGAACTGATTGTCCAAAGTGCCTAAATTACCGCCGTCTCTGTTATTGATAGTACAATTCATACCTCTCATAACAAAATTAGCGTCATTGGCTGCATAGTTACTGAATGAGCCTTTGATAAGGGCATCGTTCGAGTCACCTGTTGCGGCCGATGTTACGGGTCTGGTAGTTGTTATCCCTAACGCATAAGTCTTTTGTGCGGCTCCGCCTGTGTGGAGGTCGCCAGTGATTTGTGCTAGGTAAGCATAATCAGTTGCCGGTCTCTCTGCCGGGGTTACTGCTAAAATACCGGTTACTCCCAAGGCTCCGACTACGCCTAAAGTTCCTGCCGTACCGGTTATGGTGGTTGCTGTAATTCCGGGTGCTATAACTGTAGTTGCTGTAACTGTAGGAGCGGCAAGTGCTGTGATCGTTGCTTTAGCGAAGGTAATGTCTGCATCTGATGTACCTGTAACGGTACCGGTCAGAACAAGCTTATTATCGCCTCCGCCTTGGTCCTGCATAAAATAATTCTTTACCATAGTTTTATCCTTTTCGGGTTTTGTGGGGGCCGTTTAAGACCCCTACAAATTATCCAATGTGTTTTTCGATTAAATTACGAATTTTAGAAGCTGATGTTCTTTTGTTAGGGCGGTCCACTCCGAGTTTATCGGCATAATCCAATAAATCATTGTAGCTTAGTCCTTCCATTTCCGCTGTGTTAAGAATTGTAACTTCTTCCTTCACGGGTGCTTCGACCGGGGCGGTAGGGGCTTCGTCTTCTTTGACTTCGTCCTCTACTTCGTCCTGGGGTTCGGCATCTTTTTCAGTTTCTTCTTCGGGTTTTTTATCCTGTTCGTCTGCTGCAGGAGTTACCGGGGTTTCAGCTATTTCGGGCACTTCCTCTTCCGCCGGTTTTTCGGGGGCTTCGGGTGTTTCCGTTTTAGCTTCTTCTATCGGTTTATGTGTGGAAGGAACTGTCTGTTCCGGGTCCACTTCAACTGTCACGTCTTCGATTATTTCAGCGTAGCCTGTTCTCACTAAATCTTTAGCAAGAGGTCCTTTGAGCATGGCTTCGTCGCCTATTTTAAAGGTTTTGATTAAACCGCTAACGTTCAGCACGCATTCTGTTATAAATACGATCTTAACCATGGGTTAGTCCTGGTCTACGGGGGAATGTACGGCTCCCAAGATTGCTAATACGCCAACAACTGCTCCGGTTCCGGTACTGGCGGAAACAATGCTACATCTGACATAGCGTTTGTCGCCGTTGTAACCAATTCTTTTGGTTTCATTGGCTTCGGTAAGGGCTGCGGCTGCTTCTGCTCCGCTTGCGGGGAGTAAAAGGTCGTCTATGACAACTGCCCAATCTGTACCGTTTTCACTGTCTTCGATTAAGGGGGTGTATGTTCCGTCAGTCCTTGCACCGGTGCTTAAAACGAAAGTTGTATTGATAGTATTATCTACTCTATCAATTGTTTCGCCTTCGGTGGTAGTGTCTGCTGCGATTTCAGCTGCCGGTAATGCTACTTCGGTTGTAATTTTGCTATATAAATCCTTTTTCATGTAAGGCTCCTATTTTAATGGTGGGGGCCTTTTACAGCCCCCTTACCAAGTTTAGTGTTTTGCTGCTGTTAGGTTAGCTTTCGCAAACCATGTTAATGAGTGCTTCGGGCAATACTGCCAATCCGCCGATGTCTCTTTGTGCGGTAAAAACAACTTTACCTTTGGCCTGTTCGGAATAAGGGTTGCGGATCATGATAATTCCCATGCCGTCTGCGATGTGATACCCTTTACGAAGGTCGCCGAATGTTACCGGGCGGTTTCCTGCACCGATGTCTTCCATGTCGGGAACTTCCACGTAACGATAACCGTTAATCTGGTTAGGTATTCCTGCTGCAAAGTTACCTGCACTGAACAAATATTCGCCTACGCCGTTTTTCTTGGTACGAAGATTGGCAAGGGTTTTTCTGTTCAGGAGATAGACGGGATTGTAGCCTTTTTTGACCTCTCCAGTCATTTTGATGAGGGCATCAGGGTCAATGTCGTTTGCAATTCCGGAACTGTAGGTTGCGATATTGGTATCGTTTAAGAAGCCTCTAGGTCTGCCTACGCCGTTACCTGCTACGAAAAGTTGACCTTCTAATTCGGCAAATGCTTCGATATGGTCAGCTGTGATTTCAGATTCCATATTGAAGCCACTGTATGCCAATAACTGGTTAGTAATTGAAGATAAAGCGGTCATGGAATGAAGATCAATATTGTCTGAAATGTACTTGGTGTTGCTTTCAGTCATTGTCTGGCCTTCTGTGGTCATATAAGCAACTGCTCTGGCTCCACGTTTAACCTGGTTTGTTTGGTTAGATGTGGCTCTCTTCACTGTTGCCAATGAACGAATAGGGGAAATCTCTGTAATGTTTTTCAACATACCTTCCATTACCTGTAATGGCACTAAGACTCCGCCTGAGCCGTCGTCATTGGTACGAAGGTATTTATACTCTTCACAAATTGGTGTATTCGATTTAACGAATGCTTCGTATGCTTTGAGTTCGCCGGCTGCTTTGATAGTTATAATATCAGTGGCTTGACCGTTAGGAACTCTGGAAAGTTTTGTCTCTAATTCTGACATTTTTTCCTTTAGTTCTTTTGAGTCGTTTTCTGCGTTGGTTTTTTCAAGAGCCAACTCTTGGTTTTTAGATTCGAGGGTGTCAAGTCTACCGTTGAGCTTCTCTGATGCTTCTTTGTGTTCCGCAGCTGTTTTTTGGCCGAGTTCAAGCTGTTCGTTTGATTCTCTTAAGGCTTTCAACAGTTCCTTCTGGTCTTCAATTTTAGGTTCGGGCATTTTGCTGCTCCTGTGGTTTTAATTTTTTAAAAAGACTTTTCATTTCTGCTTCGATTTCAGCTTCCAATTCAGGATCCTTTGTCTTAGCTTCATTCTCTGGTTCGTTTCCGTCTGCATCATCGCGATGCTTACTCAAAACGTCCTTAGTTTTAGAAATAAAAATGTTCCTTTCGCTGTTTGTTAATCCGAGGGCTTTAAGTGCCTCGTTCAAATCTTTCATTTCTTTTATAATAGAAAAATCGTAACTTTTTTTAAACGGGCTGTCAACACCAATCTTTTCGAAGTAGCGATTTAGGTTGCGTACCATGGCTGCTTTTTCTTCTTCCCGGTACTCGTTGCTGTCCTTTAATTCTTCCGCGGCTTCGATTATAGCTGCAGGAACCGCTTGTAGCTTTCCGTCTACTACCTTTGCGATAGGTAACTTCATGCTTCCTTTGTTGTCGCAGTGCAGGTATGCGGCCTTTTCTTCGCCGTCTTTTGACCAGGTTTTCACTTCGTCAATAGCTGCGGCTCTTTTCCATTCAGTCCCTTCCGGGGCTACTGGTAAATCGTTATAGGGCGTTACTGATTTGATTCCTATCAGCGTTGCGTTCTCATTCATAGGGAAAGTTACTACGGATCCTTCCCATAGGTTGAGTTTCTTTAATATGCGTATGCCGTCTTTCATTTCGAAGTCGACCACACTGTACCCGATTGAGAATGAGTCCAAGGCTCCCATTTTCATTAGTTCGCCGGTCTCTCTGGATAGCATTACTTTTTTGGGTAGCTTTCCTTTGACGTACAATCCGGTGGAATCCTCATATGCTTCTGTGAAGATGCCAAGGACCTTGTCGTGCCTGTGCTGCCATAAGAACTTAGGCATTCGCTCTTTTAGTGTCTGGGCAAATGCTCCGGCTATGATAACATCTGCACCGAGGTCTACGTTTCCGAACGTGGAAATGTGTCCCTCGAATTCGAATGTGTCGTCTTGCTCTTTGAATCCCTTTAATTCAAAAGGTATTGCCATTTGTTTTATTTTCATAACTTCTCCTAGTAATCTATAAGTTCTATTTCAAATCCTTCCGGTATAGTCCGTGTTGATAGGACCTTAAACCTTGTTCCTGCGTTAAAAAGCACTTCACTTTCGCCGGGTTTATCAGACAAAGTGTCCATTACGAAGCCTTTCCGTGAATGTACCTTTAGCATTACACTTTTACTTTTACCCATAAAGGCTCTCGCCTCGCTTTCTATTGTAGAAGCTGATAGAAATGCCTTATCAGTGAAGGTGTCTCCGACTGTTGCCATAAACTCTTTAAGTTCCTCTTTGTCGCCGAACCTAATTCCTCTGTAAGTTGTTCCTTGGTATTTAGGTGCTTTTTTGAGGAAGTCTTTTATTAATGGTGTTTCAATATACACCGGTAATCCTTTTCTCATAGCTTCATTTATGAATTCGCCTTCTTCGGTATAGAAGCCTACTGCTGCCTGAGTCTTCTTACTCTGCATGGCATAGTATGATGCTGACCTGACTGTGGCTTCGCCATACGATACTGTTGGTTTAGTGAAATTCTTGTTTTTGTTGTCTAAGTAATATACTGCGTGGCATCTACAGTGAATCCAATTTCTTTTTTTTGCGGTTTTGTCTCCGGGGTGGTTCATATACTCGCCCCAAACATAGAATTTAGCGGACAAGGCCACTCTCTGAAAGTCTGCTCTGGCGTGGGCATCTCTCGTTTTACGATCTAACTGTGCTACCCACATCTTTCCTACAAATCCGTCTTTGCTTATCCGGGTATGAACCATTCGGCCGCTTATCTTTATTCCTTCGTCCCTTCCGAACAGCGTTTCGGCTTCTATGCCTTTCGCTTCTTCGCCCAAGCTGGTTGTTTCGGTTACACTTATCGTTCTTGCTCTGCCCGGTGCGGAGTCCATTATCCTTAATGCTACGATGATGCCTATTTCCTTATTGCTGATTCCTGGGTTATCCTCACGGGTTTTATTCGCCCACCTGGCTACGTCATTCAGGGTTGTTTCGAAGATATGATCCTTGCTTTGCCAAATTGCTCCGTCCACGAACTCTTTTAGGTCTTTGTCGATTACTGCAGCTTTTGCTTTTCCTGTTTGGGTCTTCTGGAAGCCTGCCGGTAACCAACTTCGTATTTGCATTGCGAATTCGTTTGCTGCTCCGTCATAAACCGGTAGCATTACCTTGTTATATTCTTCCTTTAGGTTTGCCGGGCTTAAAATTACTCCGTATGTTTCGTAGTATTTGGCGAACTTTGGTGCGTATATTTTCTGGAAGAAGTATACCGCGGCTCGGTAGAATTGGGCTTCCCAATGCTGCTTTGAAGCTTCGTCTCGCCTTGCTTCGTCGTTTATCTGAGAGGAATTAAAAAGCATTATTGATGCCCTCTGTCTTCGATAGCTGCAATGTCTTCTTCACTGTAAATTCTTTCCCCTTTCCGGTTCATGGCATTTCTTAGTACGTTGCTCTTACCGTCTGGAGCAGGCTCGTTGAGCAGGTCTGCTGTATACCGGTCAAAGCCCATAGGTACCTGGTTCGCTTGGAAATAGATTACGTCTCCGCCTTCCATTTCTTCCCGGCCTATCTGGGTCCTGGCTTCGTTTAGGGTTATGATCTTACTTGCGTATTGGTCCACGGTTGTTTTAGTGTTCTGGGCCTTCATGGTGGGAATATCGTCTTCGGTGTATGTCAGCATACTTGTGTTTTCTTTTTTGCCGCCTTTGCCGCCCCGGTAGATTATTTTTGTTACATTTAGAAGCATTTTGTCTAGCGTGGGCAATATGGCGTTTCTGAATAGCACCAATTCTGACTGTGAGAAGTTGTCCATGGTCATGTTTTCTGCTGATACAAGCGGAAGCGGCACCTTTAACCTGGTATAGATTTCGGTCCGCAAATCCTTTTTGTTGTTTAGGTAGTCCATTTCCTTATTGCTTTTGGCAAGTTCTTTGTAGTCGATGTCGCCTTCTACTAAAATGGTTTTCCCTACGTTGTCTTCGCCGCTATACTCGTGCCTGAACTGTGCTCTCACTGAGTCCATTTCTTCTTTGTCCAAGCCGAACTCAACACTCACTAATCCGCTTGGTCTGGCTCCGTGTTCTAGCGTGCTTCTGTTGTGTATGTTCGTTCTTATAAATTGGCTCATTTCCTGATAGAGACTGTTTAGCCGTGATTGGCCGAGGTACTGGCTACCTCTCTTGTCGCTCTGAAAATCTAGAATATGATAGAACTCCCGGT